TAGCCTGCTCCTTGGTTTCGGTCAATAAAGCTTTCAAAACTTCACTCTGATATTCTTCAGGGATTTCCATTCCGTATGAAATATCTTTTAAGTTTTCGCTATCTTCGATTGAGTTTATATACTCTCTTAGAGAGTTGAAATATGTAGTTTGATAAGTAATTATCTCTTCCATTTTTGTGTTAAGCAAAGTAACTTCTTCGGCTGTAAAATATCTACAAAGCTCACCGTCTGCGTGATATGGCAAAATAGTTTCGCCAGCCGCTACTTTTAACATTAGAGCTTGAATTTTCAACTGGTCTTCAATCTCTAGAGAGAAATGATATGTATTGCCATCACTTAATTCAGTATCAAAACCATTTGTTATTACCTCATTACACTTCTTGCTCATTCTGTTAATAAGATTTTCTTTTTGGTCATCAATCGTAACAATGAACTCTGTATAAGTAGGGTCTTCAACAGTAGGGGCATCACCCCAAACTGCAAGTAGTTCGTTGTACTTATCTTCAGACAAGTCTTCTTTTAAAAGCTCTCTTGTTTTTTCGGTATTCATATAGGCATTACGTTGGTTATAGCCTACTTGATTGCCGTCTTCATCAAATGTTTGTCGTAGTATAGATACGCTGTCCTGTGTGAGCATATCTAATGTTATTTGAATATTATTCATTTAATTAAAACCTCCTAATTTTGTATTAATATGTAATATAAGTTAAATTAAAATAAGCTCTAAGACTGCTTGACGAACTATCTGGACAAGATTCACTCATATAAACATTATTAATCTGTAAATTTGAAGAACTTTTAGAGGATGCTATTCTAATTAATGCATAAATATCAGAGCCATTATAATTACCTGTAGTTTTAGGATATATTGGATAATAATATTCAAGACTTTTACTTCTACACACATAAGGTAAACAATTGGTTAAAGTAGAAACTTGCCAGTCGCCCAAAGCTAATAAATCTACATAACCAGACATTGTTACTATTTGACCATTTTTCATCCACTCAAAGTACACACTTCCAGTATCGTATAGGTCTCCATCTTCTTTGTGTTGCGGCAAATTTCTAGATACTGTACCTGTACTGTAATCTGTGCGATTATATGCTGTTTGTGCTAAACTATAAGCTGATGAGACAGATGATTTTATAATATCTATATCGTCCAATATTTTACTATGAGAGGTCTCACTAGCTGCATAATAATTAGTGCATTTATAATCGTAATTATAGCCATCTCTAACATTATACACCTGATTGTGTATATATGCATCGTCCAAGTCAATAATAGGAATAAGTGGCACGTTATAACATAATTGCTCTATATTATATCCTATACTACTATCTAATGAGTTTATTCTCAAAGTCATCCAATCAAGCGAAAAAGGAATGTCTGCATAATAATAAAGATTATTTGTAGTCGAAGAGTACGATATAACAGGACTATTTATACCGCTGTCATAAGACAAGTCAATACTAGTATATACTGGAGCATACTCCCCTAATGTTAATAATCTATTAAATTTGAGAGTTTTATTACTATTGGTTTTTTGATCATAATAATCTAAAGACATTCCAGACTCTTCTATATTTCTAGGTAATTTAATATAATAATCAATTAACCTATTATCATAATATTGAACACTATATTTGGCAATATATAATCTAAAAGTATTAGTTAATAAATCTCCCCATATTCCATCATATCCTATACTAGATTGGAAATATACTGGTACTTTGTACAAGCTGGAAAGTGGGATAAGTGATTTACTAGTTTGATAATTATATCCGTCAGATGTTTGGTCGCAAAAGAATATTACTTTATCACATCCAGAAGCTATCTCATATCTATATAAATTATCTTTTACTTGTTCCATATATGGAGAATTATCCCAAGTGGTAGCAGCTCCTTCAAATTCAGTAAAGAAATGAACTCTGGGATTAGACCAATTGTTACATCTTTTCCAAAAATAAATATAATTTTTATTTGAATTAATTATTTCTTCCTTTAAATCGTTCACTAAATTATCTGTATACTGCCTTAAATCAAATCCTTCGATATATTCAACTAAATTTTCATCAACATAAGCATTAAAATAACCCAGAGAACCAATCTTTGCATAGTCATAAGAAAAGCGAATATCACTAACATAAATAACAGTTTGATTGTAACAAGTTTCATATCTATCAGTATTATATGTATGTGAAAATAAAACTTCACCGCCTTCTGAATATTCCTCAAAAGTCAGATTTAATTGTTTGAAATCAATTGGCAATTTGATAATTTTATAAGGATTTTTGCTATCACCAAAGTTTCCGTTTTGTACAAGACCAAAATCAAGAATTTCTGGGATGCTAACAATGTCGTTGGAATTAGTATATTCAGCATTAATATTAATATATTTATACCAGCTAGGCTCTGGGCAATGTCCATTAAGTTGTACCAAAAATTTTGTTTCTTTAGTATTATAATCCGCCCAAAATCCATTAAGCCCTAATTCTGATTGCACATATAACGGAGTTTTGTACCAAGACTCAGGAGGTATTTTTAAATCAGATGTTTTATAATTCCATCCGCTACTAGTTTCATCGCAGAAAAATATTACTGAATCTGCGCCTCTAATTAGCGGATAATAAAAATATCCATCCTCGTCTTCGAGCATATAAGGCGAATCCTCCCAAGCCCATATTTCAGTTTTCGTAATTCCTTCTCCAATTTGATTAGAGTCAAAATAGTAAATTCTTGGAGTACTCCAATTATCACATTCTTTCTTGAAGTATATAAATTCACTAGAAGAGTCCGTTACTGTAATCTTGCTTAAATCTTTTTTATATTTTTCAAACACTTCAATGCTATTCTCAACACTAACAGTTTTGTCTTTATGAGGTGTTATAGAAGTCTGAACGACATTTGTCTTTCCTACAACACCATTCTCGTCAGTCATTTTTAGATAAAAGCAAGTTGTAGGATTTAAGGTATACTGCTCCTTGATTGGTGCTTCAAAAGTATAGTAATTGTTTTTACTGTCAAGTGTAAACTCAACGGGCACACAATCATTAAAAGTATTTGAATTATCCCAAGCAATATCGTAAACATACAATTCGGTTGACAAATCTATCAAGTTATGTTCGCCGACTGATTTGTCTGCAATAATGCGAATTTTGTCAAAATTATTTTCATTTACATAATTTGAAGTGGTGGAGCGAAGAGATAAAACTTTCTCAGAATTTAATCTCAATATTAACATAATCTATCACTTCCTTTACAGACACGTTGGCAAAGACATAAATTTATCGTGTATATCGTCCATAACACCATTAGCTCCTAGATTATGATACTGCGTCCAGCAGTTCTCAAAGTTTTCTCTAGCGTATATTGGTGCATATCCCTTTTCGTGCCAAACATTATAATCATTAATCATTTGGCTACGCAACAATGCTTGTAATCCTAATTGCGTAGCTTTAGTTTTCTTATCAGTATTTCTGATTTTTTTATAAAGATAACCTACAATCGCTCCTACAAATGTAGGGAAGCCAAATAGGCATAGCATTTGATATAAAGTCATTTTTACACTTCCATTTTTATAAAAGAATACGCCTTGTCTGTTGTATAAAGCAGACAAGGCGATGTTTGATATTAAATTAACAGGGCATAGAATGTATTTTGTCCTGCTATGCCGTCAACAGTAAGCTTCTTCTTTGTCTGAAAGCTCTTAACGGCTGACAATGTCTTTGCTCCGAATTTACCGTCAAAGTTTATATCGTAACTGTTGCAGATAAGTGCAGACTGCAAGATATAAACATAGTTTCCGCTTGCACCTTGCTTGACATTGTGTATAGCCGCTTTGGTTTTAGCGCCCATAATGCCGTCAACGGTGAGCTTTGCAGAATATGTCTTGTTAAGATATGTCTGTAGTGCTTTTACAATTGCCTTTTTGGTCTGAGTGCCATATATGCCGTCAACGGTTAATTTAGTGCTGTAGTTTTTATTTAACCACGTCTGAACCGTTTTTATTTTACTACTCGAACTACTTGTAGTTGTGCTGTTAGTTGTGCTTGTCGAAGTAGTAGTTGAGGTTGACTTAGTATAGTCAGGACGAGCAACACCTGATATAACGCCTGCGGAGCGTGTTCTCCTCATCACTTCACCGTTCGAGGTCGAACCTGTATTACCTTCAATAGTTGTATATGTACCGTCTGAATTAACCTTTTCAATAATGCCCACATGGTCAAGAGTGTATGCCCCTGACACCGCACTCGACATTGTATTACTCCAATGGAAAAAGACAATGTCGCCTGCTTTAAATCCGCTCTTGTAGAACTTGCCTTTTGTATTAAAACTGCTTGCAAGAGTACCACAGCTTGCGGTTTTTGTTGGTAACATACTCATTGCCCCTGCTTTATTAAATAGCCAGCAAACAAAAACTGCACACCAGTCGTAACCAGAGCCTGATACTTCTGTTCCATAATACCAAGTATTATATTTACACTTCTTAACATTTGTCGCTTTTGTACCAATTTCATTTTTCGCAATTTCAATAATTTTTTCTGCTGTTACAGCCATAACTATTCCTCACTTTCTGTACTTTTCTCCAAATTCATTACTGCTGCCGCACCTGCCGAGATTGCCGCAATTGCTAATCCGATAAGTGCATTTTTAAGAACGTCCTTATCTGTAAAATCAATGCCACTAACAAACATTGCAAGATTAGTAACAACGTAGCCAATTACAGTTTGAATAAATGTTCTAATTGACTTTTTTACAGTAGATTTTGTGATTTTCATATAAACATCTCTTTTCTATTGTCGATTAACTCGTCATATAAAAAACGTGGCAAGCTATAGTTCTGTTGCCACGATACACACCTTCGGTATTAATATCTTTTATCCTTATAATTATTCCTGTTTCTACTACGAGTAATGTGTATTCGTTTCCACTCTGATCTTTTACAAAATAGACAGGGGTACTATATTCCGTTTGAGTGTCTCTCTTATATGGTAACCCGTTTAATCTAATACTCTCTTCATTTGGTGGTAGTATATCCACGTTAAAAGTAATCTGTAAACTTAAATCCACCATTGTTCCGACTTTTTGATAATAACATCTGGTTGCATAAACATCGATAAAACTTGAACCCTGTGTGCACGTTAACGTACTTGAACCAGACTCAACAATTCCAAAGGATGACCATTTAGACCACTCACTCCATTCGTCGTTGCTCTTTTCTTTCGTTCTAAATTTAATGCCGCCTTGCTGAGTGAATAGATACTGCGAGCAAATATAAGTTCCGAGCACATTAATTAAAGTCTGATAACTTCCGCCAGTGTATACTCTATAAATAACATTTTGTTTAGTGCAATCGTCAATATCATTTGTTCCAACATACTTAATCACTTTATTTTCAATAATTTCTGTTAATACCTTGTTCTGCACTGGATTTGCACTATCTTCCGATAACGCTTCATCAATTTCAATAGTACCCTCTGGAGTAATAACTGCTACTTTATTTAATGCGTTTACTAATGAACTAAATTCCGAACTTGCTTCAATAAGCGGAGTGGTAGTGTCTTTTTGAACAACTAAATTAATACCATAAAATTTAAGTGACCCAGTAGGGAAAATAGCCTCTATAGCACCACTCACCTTACCAACAGCGTCTGTTACTCCTGTTTCCACAGTTAGACTTATAGAACCTGAAGAAGCATCTGTAATATTACAAGAAATACTGCAAGCGTGACCGTTAGGCTTGTTAGCATTAAACAAAACTTCTGCTGCGTCTGTTAAATCTATGACACCGTTATCATCTCTTAATGTGAGGTCGGCTATTTTAATACCGCCTTCGCCTTGTGTTGCCATAAGCTGAATATTGTTGTTTTTCCAAGCGTGTATAGTATAAGATTTATTACTTGTTATTGACAAAAATATCCCTCCTTTAAATACAAATGACCGCCCTTTCGGACGGTCATAAAATTATAGTTTTATTTTTATTAATCGTTAAATGTAAAAGCTGGAGTTTCTACGCTGGTCTGAGTAATTGTACCAAATAAATCGCTAAAACGTAACTCCAACGGTTTTCTGTTGTAATCAGTACTAAACGACATTGTAAAGTCGGATAAGTCGTCATAGTTAATGTGGATAGACAGTAGTACGGGTTGAATATAGCCGCCATCTTTTTCTATATACAGTCTGTTTCCTAAAGATAAGTTACTGATACAATTTTTCATTTCGTCAATAGCTAATATATTTGCGGCTTCAATCGAGAAGTCATAATTTCTCTGACTATAGATTGAATCAAATTCAGATTTTGCATCATCATATGTATCAACTAATGTATTGTAAATATCATCAACCGAATAGCTGTCAGAAAACACGGCATTTGAATTTGTCCAATCACCTTCTACTATAAAAGGACTCAACGCCTTTATTTCTGCTTCTGAAAAACCTGAGTTCGAGGCTGTTTTTGTGGAAGCTTTTTGTGCTATTGACTTCATTTCTGAAAAGGCTGCATTATAATAGTTAGTTGCTGTAGTTAATTCGGTTTTAACATCGTTATATGTTTTAGCTAAAGCATATAACTCATAAAACAGAGTTTCTGAATGATAATTTGCAAAACTATTCTGGGGAGCATACTTAGTTAACATATCATTAGGTTGTCTTGGTTTGTCACTAATATAATAATCAGCAGGTATTACTGAATTTTGATAACTTTCAGCTAAATAAGTATTTATTATATCTGCCTTACTCCTATAATTAGTCAAAGCTTCCGATAGTTTGGTTTTTAGTTTAACTATTTCCAAATTTTGCTTTATTAGTTCATTTGCCGCTTTTCTATAATCGCCTGTAGTCGTACTATTGAGGTTAACTAAAATATCATTTGCTGCTTCATATAATGTGCGTTTCTTATTTTCATCTGCAACAAAATTCATATATTCTTTATACGCACTAAAATTATAAATTTTATTATCCCCAAGCGGATTTATAAGACCAATGCCATAAGTATCGTCGGCAGTATGAACTCTCATTGCAGTAACAAATCTATTGTCTTGATTTGTAATCTTCATAGACTTTACAACATTATTCCAAGATAAAGTTGTATCTGTTTTCAATGTACAATCTGTCTTTGATATGAAATTTATTGTCATATTTTCGGTATCAAATATAACGAAACAATTATAAGCCGACTGTATCTCGTTCATTAAAAATGAGTAAATATTAGCATTATCTACATTACTAAATGTTCTGTATTTTGTGGCTAAACCAGATGAAACATATCCAATTTCCCATTTCGGCAAGCATTCTAAAAGTTGATTAACTAATCCTTTCTCCATTCGTTGACTTCCTATAGAACTTAGTACCTGACTACCGTCGCTGTTCGTATAAATATCATAATACCAGTTTGAACCGTTTACACGATTGTAAAGACTTGGTGGAATATACAAGGGCAAAGTGCTATCTGAAAGAGAAAAGCTTTTTTTAGACAAAGTATATTCGTAGCTATATGCAGTAACTGTTTTTGTCATATTCAATCCATCTGTTTCTTCCTCAATGCTGTCAACTACCCACCAAGGCATCTTAACTGTGTGTTGACTATCGGAACCGTCATAATATATGGAAGAACAATGCCTTTCTCCACTATAAATCTTTATATAACCATGAATGGGGTAAGTGGAGTAATAACCATTACTTTTAGTTGCATCCAGATTATAATAAGAAAATCTAACATAACCCTTTGTGTTATTATTACTAAACCAACTTTTATTTACCCTAATTCTCTGGTAGTGACCTTCTTGAGGAGTTGCACTATCATCATATTTCTTTGCAATTGGCTGTATAGTATAAGATGACGCAGTTGCGTCATTATAAGCATCAATATAATAATGATAACCAGCGTTTTCCCCATTAGAATATATAGCAATAATATCTCCTACTTCTACGGGGAAAAACTCTTGGCAGGCATAGTTCTGATAATTTGCAGCCAAATTATCAGAACCATCTATATATGCTCCTTCAGACGTATAACATCCCCACGCCCAATTATAGCCTGACTTAGTGCCTACGTCATACAATTCTGTTTCTGTTTGAATATCAACATGTTGTAAATTGACACCAGCATTATATATGGAGCTTGCTTTATTTCGTGATTCCTTTGTGATTGTATATTTTTCATACGATTCGTAAAAAGACCTTGCGTTAAACCTAAAATAATTATCATTGTCATTACTACATAAAACCATATCTTTGTCTAAATAATCATAGCAAGGATTTTTAACCCATTCTTCTAGGTCAATATTATAAATGTATTTTTGAACTGTAAACGACATTTGAGAAAGAGTACCAAAATTATAGTCACAGGTAAACTCGTAAGGCGATAGCACATTTGACAAAGCCGTTCTTCTGTCAGGTGTATATACAACCAAGTTTGGAACTTCTTTATGTAAATTCATTAGAAGCCTCCAATTCTAACCGCTGGTTCATAAGAAAAGTTGATTGAAGAAAAGGATTGTATTGTATTATCTTCACCCATAGTCTTGCATAAAATTTTTAAATTGTTTGTACCTGCTGACAAGTAGAATATATCATAATACATATCTGTACCAACAATAGGTATAAACCCATCTAAATATTTAGTATTAACCGTAGTAACAGCACGTTGAGCAATGGTTGATACTGAGCATATAGCAGAATTATTAGTTTCGTTAATTAATGAAAATTTTAAATTATATTTAACTGTATTTATTGATGACGGCGGTGAGTAGTTAAAAGATATAATAGGGAATATTTTATTCGCCGAAGAATCAATATTGACTGAAAATGCGAAGTAACCATCTTTGTCAACATTAGATTCGTCTGCTAACAAATCATCTTTTCCAAATTCAATATTAACTCTTTCACCATACCAAAATGGGCTTATGTTTTTAACGGTACACCTTAAACCTCTGTAGCCACTAGCATCTGTAATATCTTGGTCGGGTACAAGCAAACATTTTAAATGATATGGATTAAAGTCTGGGTCTTCCAAATGTAGCTTTTTCCAACCATCCTGCCCAAATAACCAATTTTTAATTTCTATCATTTGCTCAAAAGGGATTGCTCCGTCAGGATTAATAATCTCAACGCTGAACTCAAGTGGATTTTCTGAATATTTCAAACCATATAATAAACTTTCAGCAGTGGCAGGAAGTGTGCTGGTTGTTGCTTCATACTTGCCACCACTATCAAAACTGTCATATGAATTTTCAACATATTCCATAACCAAGTTATAATCTCCTGAGTATACTCCTGCATATTCAAAATAACAATCTCTAAACATATATTAGCACCTCCTCGAATACAAAAGCACCCACAACCCAAATAGGGAAGTGAGTGCTTAAAAGTTGGATTTTATTAAATTGTTTTTATCATTTATATAATATTCTTGTTTCTTAAAGCTGCGTTCATTACATTCTGCGTAGCACGCTTAATAATGTTATCTGCTTGTGCTTTAAGTGCGTTTACTGTGCTTTGCGTTGCGTCACCTGCAATGTTTATATTTACTGAGGATGACATTGATGTGTTATTGCTAACCGCCTTGTAATCACGCTGATATCCTGAATCGAATATTGATTTCATATATGAAGTAGGGTCAGAGGCAAAGTCAAATAGCTCATTGGTCATGCTTTTACTAAATACAGGATTGCCTTGTGGAAGAATGGTATAACGACCTTCTCCAACTTGATAGGGGATAAGCTCTGAATACAAGCCCTCTTCATCAAAGTTAGTAATGCCGCCTTTAGCTGACTTAGTACCTTTGGCATACTTTGATATACCAGATGAAATCATACTTGATAAACCTTGCCAACCTTTACTTTTTAGCAATGCTTTAGCGTTAGTATCTCTCTTAGTCATCTGATTAAGGATATCAATAACAGCATCTTCCTTTTGCGATTTAGTTGAATAGTAGGTAAGACCATCGTATTTATACTTATATTTATAATCTGATGTGGAATCTATTGCCTCTGTAGCCGCACTTTTTGCATTGGCGGCTGCCTCAGACAAATTGTTCAGCTTATCTTCAACAGCTTGTATTTTGTCTTCGTACTCAGAAATACTATCTGCAACAGCATTAATTGCATTGTCGACTTCATAAATTTTACCTTGCAATAATTCTAAAAGCCCATAGGTTGAAAGATTTGCAGTATTATATTCCTCCATAGCCGACTGAGCCGATGTCCACATATAGTTAAATTCGGTTTCAGTTGTTGAGGTGTAGGTTAAACAGTAGTTAAGCAATTTTCCATAAAGCTCACCTGTGTCATTGTCAATCATAGCACATGCGTCACGGTAAAGTTGACCTTCTTTGCTGAGATATTCGGTTATAGTGTCAATTTGGTCGTCATAATATTCGTCAATATCTTCTTTTAGCTTATCAAGAGCATCTTGTCGAACTTCAATTTCGTGCTCATAGAGATAATCTTGAATATCGTTGCGACTTTCAATAAGGTCGTCATTAGCTTCTTTGTAAGCCTTTTTACCAGCACTACTGTCATCAAGACTAGCCACAGCGGCTGATAGAGCGTTGGAAGCGACTGTGTTTTGTTTATCCCTAACCTCTTTATTGAATTCGTACTCGTCTTTTTCGGCATTAAGCAGTTCCTTTTTGCTCTCAATAAGGTCGTCGACATACTCCTTGCGTTCCTGAAGAGCCTCTTTTTCATCTTCTTTGGTTTGCTTAATATATTTCTCTGTCCAATCAATTAAGTCTTGCAGGGCACTTAAAGCGTCTTCGTAACCGTCTTTGGTATCCTCAAGAGCTTCTTTCTTGTCTTCAAGTGCACTCTTGGATTCTTCAAGAGCTTTCTGCTCGTCCTCTAAAGCGTCTTTATATTCTCCAGAAACAGATACTAAGTCATCTTCTGCACCAGCTGTTTTAGTATAAGTGTCTATCAAGGCTGATTGAGTTTGCCAAGCTTTATACTTCTGTTGAACAACTTGCTGATATAAAGTTCCCGTGCCCTGCTCTGCGTCTTTAGCAGCGGCTGTTGCCATCGCCTCTGCCCACTTTGCAGAAGCATAGTCAAGTGTAGACTGAGCAGCATCTTCTTGGCAAGAGGTTAAATATTCAATGGCTGCTGTTTTTGTAGTAATTTCATCAATGCTATCCAAAGACTCCTGTAACAATGCGGCTTTCATTTGAACCGCCTGAGCTTCGGCAAGATTTTTATAACTGTCAGCGTTTATCTCTAACTGCCCTTGCTCGTTAGTTAAAGCTAATAAATATGCATCGTCAATTTCAAGTAGAGATTTTAAGTTGGAAAATGAAAGATATCCGCTCTCATTATAATCCTGAATAGCTTGTTTTACAGTCGAAAGGGCAGAGGAGAGGTTTGACATATCCGAGATAGCATCATCGGATGATATACTAAAGGTAGCATTAGCCTTTTCTTCTTCATGAAAAGCTTCAAGTTTAGCAGTAAGTTCTTCGATTGACATACCAGCAATATCAGCCTCGTTATATAAGTAAGACAAATCTGTCTCGCTTAAACTATTTAGAAAGCCTAACAACTCTTGACTTTCATTATCTCCTAATATGCCTGGAATAGTTTCAAAATCCGCAGGAAGTTGTTTTATTCTAGAAACGATATTTTCTACAGCCGCTTCTGGAGATACCCCATCTGCCACCTCGACTTTATCAAAAGTAATGCTACATAAAAATGCTTGCTGTTCTTGATCTATGCCTAACGAGGACAAGAGGTCTGTAAATTTTGATTTTGCAGTCTGAAAATCTTCTTCTGTAGAGTCTCCATTGTCAAAATCTTTTACTGCCTGTGTTGCAGAGTTCCAAGCACTGATAACTTCTGACTGAATGTCTTTGTCATCAACTTTAAATATACCTATGATATTATCTCTAACATAGTCAGTCATTACATTGTAAGCATCGCCTGCGTTATCATACTTTCCAACAAACTTGCTATAAAAGTTATCAAAATCGAATTGAGAGATTATTGAATCTACTATATCTTGACTGTCGGATTCTAATTCCTTATAACTTGTACTCTTTTTTACATAGGCTTCTACAATTGGATAGGCGTTGTCGTCAATATAGTCTTGAATTTCACTATCTATGGTATCAATATATGACTGCAACTGAGTAACTACGTTCTGTACATCGTCTTCTGACATAGAATAAGCATAGTAATTGTCGCCTTGCCCACCTTGATTAACATAAACAGTATTTAGATACGCATCGGCACCCGACTCTTCAAATAGCTTTGAAACTACGCCACCTTTAGCTAAAAACCTATCTAAATCATACGCACCATTTTGTAAATTTGAGATTATCTCTTCTGCCTTTTTCTTTTGGTCACTGATGGAAGTGCCTGCATAACCAAGGTTGTTCCAATTGCTTCCGTTATATCCTGTAATTGAAGCACTAAAGTCTTCCCATTGAGTACCTGCGTCTTGTAAAATAGTTGAATAATAAGCGTCCTGCTCTTCTTCAAGAGCTTGAGTTAAAGACTCAACATTGTCTTTACATTTAAGAATAGCATTGCCTTGTTCATCGTAACTCTCGACAAGACTTGGATATATCTCTGCAATCTGATTTGATAGAGTTATATACCTATCATACTGGTCTGAAGTGAGAGATACATTTTCTCCATAACTATTAACACCTTTTGACAGGGCTTCGTACTCATCTGAAATCTCTGATATGGTTTTAGAATGAGAGTCTAAATTGTCCGAAGCTTCTTGCCACTCGGATGCCTTTTGCTCAAGTTCTTCTGCATATGTTTCATATCGGTTGATGTATCCTTGAATAGCACTAGCTACGGCACTTATTGCAGCCATTGCCGCAAAATTTATGGCTGTTTGAGCTAGACTAAAAGCCATATTCTTGAGAAAGCTTCCTACGCCTGACAGCTTAGCTTTAAAACCACTAAAAGTAGAAGCAGCCTTTTTTGCGTTTTCAGTAAGATTACTTGTCGCCTCGTTAAAACTCTTAGCGTTTACTACGCCGTTAAGCATCTCTTGATTACAACCAACGAACTCTTTTCGCATGGTCTCCATATTTGATTTTACTTTTTCGGAGTCAATTTCAAAAGTTCCATCTTCGCTCCAAAGAGTGGCTTGATTTTTTTTAATATATTTTTCTATAGTTGCTGCATCGGTTTCTGCATTTATTGAATGTGCCTTCCAAAACCACGTTCTTCCCGATTTTCCATTTCCGTCAGTATAATTTTGGAACATCTAATAGTTGACAAAAATGATATAAAGTGATATCATAATTATATGTAAATTACTAAATTAATCATAGGAGAAGGCGGCTTTAAAACATGAAAATGGTTTACAGATATTGCCCGCAATGCGGAAAGGTCAAAAGCGTTCCCGAACAATACAAAGATGATAAATTTTTTAAACGATGTGCTACTTGTAAATCAGGTTTTTTTAAACAACAAGAGCTTGTAGACATCCCTGAAACCTTCGAAAAAATGCAAGAAATAGGACGCAGCTATTCTGACAAGCATTGTTATACCTCAAATCAAATGTTATACGTCTATGAAGAATATATACAGCACAACTTAAATTGTCAAAATTTTGATAAAGAAAGGTTTTATAAGGCTATTAAATACCATGACGAAGCTGAATACCGTGCTGTAACCGCTCCACCAAAACCTAAATGCCCTAATTGTGGCTCTTACAGAGTACATCCGATTTCTACAACTAAACGTGTAATTTCAACTGCTACTTTAGGATTAGCAAGTGGCACAATAGGGAAGAGCTACGAATGCGAGGAGTGCAAATATAAATGGTAAAATAATTGCTATGTTGGCTCGCCACACCACTCAAACTGAAAACTGAAAAACTCTTCAATAGGTACATTGCCTTTGCCATATTTTAGAAGCAAACTTTCGCAGTGCTTTTTAAAGTCGCTTTCATTTTTTAATACTAAACGGTAGTTATAACCAGTACTTGTTTGCCTTTGAAGATTTGTTTGCATTTCATCACTCCTTTGCGTAGTTATAATTAATGCTATGAAAGTAATAAATAACTGCGATAATAAAGACCACCCTTATTGGGTGGTCTTTTTGTTGATGTGTTTTGTATCAAATTATTATCAGCAATCTTACTCTTTACTTCTTTTTTTTGCTACAAAACTTTCTTTTTAAAGTTGAAATAAATCCCACTTTTTCTCCGTAGATAATTTCTACTTTTTCAAAATCTTTTGTGTTTAACAAAATTACATTGTTGCTTTTACTTTGGTCGTCAATAATATCACCCTCCATATCCAATACTTGATAATATGATAGTGCTATTATCGGTTCACGGGCAAATTCCTCGCAAAATTTATATAAACCGAGATATTGGACGTTTTCTTCTTTGGGTGACTTTAAACATACCCAACATTCCTGATTGTCGTTTAAAACATCATCCCATATCCTATCATTAGGGGTTCTTTGTATGCCGAGTTTAAATAAAATATTTTGAAACCATTTGGCAATAGCCAACTTGCCACAAATATAACCTAACAATAAGCTAACAAAACTTAATACGATTATATATATTGCGTTAGAGCTAACTGTGATACCAAGATAACCAAGAAACAAGTCAACAATGTTTTTAATCACAAAGCTTGCAATTACGCATTTTAGAAACAAATTTTTAGTGTCCGAATCGATTTTCTTTACAACAATATACTTATATACCATTATGAAAAAATATCCTTCGACAAAATATGTCATAATGTATGGTAATTGCTCTACAATTTCTTTTATTGTGTTCATTTACTCTCCTTTGTTTGGCTTTTTATTCGGAGGAGTTGGAGTTTTACTTCTATTGCTTTCAGCGCCCTTTTTAGTAAAAGTTTCTGTTGTAGAGCAACCGTGCTTTGAAGAAATTTCAACAACAGCTCCGTTATTATTTTTGCTTTCTGCCATATAATCACCTCTTTCTATAGTGATTATATACTATTATATTCAATGATGCAAGATGATTTTATAATATATTGATTTACACCGCTCTGATTACAGTGTTTATTTGGACTATACAATTTAAGTCTATTCTATATCGTTGAATAGGCTTAAGAGGCTTATAGTCTCTGAACCTCCAGTAAAACTGGCTGGATGCTGATAGTGACTTCGCTTATATTAAATCAGAAAGCATAGTGGTTAGCTTTTGGCATACACCGAACATTAACTTGTTTCTGACTTTCGTCTCCGTTAAGGCATAATGTTCATCATCACGTCCCAGAGTGGGTTTACTCCCACATTCAGTTTAACCTCTCATATTTATAGACAAGCGTCACCATACCTTGTTGTGTACACGATTACGCACACTTCTTGGTATAGATAGGCATGTTCCACGAAACCCTTATGGGTCTACCCTTGTCTTGACCTTGATAAATGGTCATTCCTAAAGCGCCTAGTGTAGTTATTAAACCACCTGCGTTAGTTCCACCAAAACTAAACACAGAATTTAGTTCTTTCAAAAAGCTGAGCAGAGATGTTCCTTGAGAGGTTATCCATTGTGTAAAGTCTGCATCTAAAATAGAATTGGATAAATCCTGCCAAGTTGCTTGAAATACTTCTTGTTGACCTTCGATACTATCTAAATACTCCTGGTTAGCTTCTGACACAGTACCAGTTGCATTTTGCGCATCTTCGTAAGCTCCAGTAAGATCGTCAATATTTGTAATAATCGATTTAATAACAGTAGCGTTACGCTTTCCTGCTAAATCTTCAAGGAGTGCTCGTCTTCCAAATGCGATTCGCAATATCGCACCTTATTGTTTGTTACAGTTGCCGTAAAAACAATAATTTATGCTTTCACATAAAGACCGACTATTTCTTTACCCTATAAAATAGGGACATACCTTTTCCGTTTAAGGGCTTTTCACCCACACCATTTGCGATTGTGCCGTACTCCTGTTGTTGTAGTTATTCGGGATTTCCACCCTTATTCATAAACCTACAACCCTCATGGGGGATAGTCTGTGAACGTTTACCCTCGACTAATATTTCTTGATTAGAACATACGTTAGGGTACTTCGCTGCAAGAACAGCCATTATTCTAATACTTAGGCTTTTGACCATATATTATCCTTGCGTTGTTTCTACTTTCGTACCATCATAATCTGATTTCTCGACTATTGTGGTGCAAGGCTTTAGGCATTACCTGCAATTAAATATGTTGTACACAGCATATTACTATACTGTCAGGCAACTTTCCTTGCCTGATTTACATCTGAGATTTTATCCCAGACCTTTGATATATCGACTAAAATATCATATGTAGAACGGAAGGTTGTATTGTCACTTTCCATGATATCTACACCTGATAACGCTTTGATTTCTTCACGCATTTTCGAGGTGGATTCGCAGAATTCATCTACCTCTTCTCCAGCATCTTCAAGCTCGGCTGTAGCCATTCTGTTACTTTCATCAATATGTAAATTGATTACTGACCATACTGTACTATCGTATGGCGAATAGGATTTTCACCCTACTTCTCACGTTTCTTATTTTAATAGGATTATATCGTGAGTTCGGACTGTATATTATCGTCACTATTACTTATAGTAGGCGAGATAACTTCAATATACTTGTTGCCAAGTATATCCCGCAGTCTCTGAGGATTCTATAATTTTTCACATAATAAAAACACTCCTGTATACATTCATATAGTTGGTTTTTATGAAAATTATAGTCTTTCCTACGTCTTAAATGTCCTATCATCTTTTGACGTATATAGTTATCCTCGGTTCTTTAAGCGCAGAACCGCATATATACTTTCCATATATGGAGGCACTTTTGTTTACCTCTAATGCGCATACTCGTAGTTTTCATTGCGTTGCCTACTGTGGACGCATCTTGTCGTTCTGTTACTTTCCCCTTAGACTTGGGTACTGACCATTGTAAATAATGGCGGTTAGTCATTTCTGGCTAACTCTGCAATTTTATATTTTTGGACTATTGTTGCAGACCAGAGCACACCTTCATCTCTAATTAAAGAGAGGGGACATATATGTATAGTTACCTATATCACTTTGCTCGTTACGGGATTTGTGCAATATTATTATTTAATGATTTACTGTTTTTATATTCACCATATAATATTGCATAATCTTACCCACGGTATTGCCCTTGTCCATAGGGTGTTCACCGTTTTGAGTCCCTTTTATTAGATATGTCACCATATCAAGCGGCAAGACTTTTCACCGCTGCGTTTCCTGCTGCCATAATAGCAACGCTTTGTTCTAACGTATTATTAGCTGCCTCTAGCGAAGCGCCACCATTTTGCAGTGCTTCTCCTAATTCACTTGCTGAAATTGCATATTTTTCTCCAACAAGAGTAAGAATATCGGCAACTTGTTCAGCATCGCCTGCATCTAGACTATATGCTTTTAAAATTGAAGTTAATGAAGTCGTAGCGTCATCTACCTCAATATCAGCTACCGTTGAAAGTTTCGCCGTAACCGACGACAAATCAAGAGACTCGTCAAGCGTATAACCTAACCTAGCCCACGTTTCAGCAGAATTTACGATGTCTGTGGCGCTCGCTCCGACTGTTTCGGCTGCCTTTATTGCTTTATTTGCGAAACTTTCTATGGCAGAGTCTGTTTCGCCACTTACAATTTTTAACTGTGTCAGTGCGGAATCCAACTCTGTTACTGAATTAATCATATCTTTTATAGTTCTAACTACCGCAGATAATGATTGTGTTATCAAACTCCAAGAACCATATTTTATATAGTTTTTTGCTAAAGTTTTTAATCTAGATTGCCCAGCTAGACCTGTACCTTCTACTTCTGCTTGAATTGTACTAAACGTTTCTTTAGCAGATTTCATATCCTTTTCTAGCACTCCAGTAGACGAGCTTAATGTGGTCTGAATGTCGGCAAACTGTGCTGCGTAGCGTGTGGCGGCACGAGGATTTGCATTCATATACTTTGTGACTTGCCTACTAAAAGTCTGGACAGAAGTTTCCGATGCCCTTAAATTTTGTTGAAAACTCACTACAAAACTATTTACATCAGACTCGAAGGTTTTAAAAGCCTCTGCATTAAGAAAGCTACTGTTCGAAAAATTTCCTCCAGTAGACATTATTGTTTTGATTTGAAGTAGTTTTTGCTTATAAGCTTCAAGATTGTTCTTATCGTTTTCTGTTAAGAATATTTTTTTATTGTTTGATAGTTTATCAACTGAATTAAGTTGTTTTTCTATGCTTGATACATATGTTTGCAATCCCTTACTGTTAGAGATATCGCCGTATTCATTTACAAAACCGTATCCAGAACTATTTGTTTCTAGTTCTTTTTTCATTTGAATAGCAACAGATAACCTTTCTTCGAGTTGAGATATAGAAGCTGACAATTCTGCTATATCTTGTTCGGTAGACACAGCCCCCGTATTTTCCCGAGCTTTAAGAGTTTCTATTTTTTTGGTTATGTCATCTATAGCAGGTGCAAGGTTTTGTTTTAGTTCATTTGTTACGTATTGCGTATCTTGAGTTGTTGAGGTTCCATTAACTATAGAAGCAATATTGGTGAATTTTTTATCTTGCTTTGTTAAGCCGCTTGAATATGTATTATATTGGCTAACTTCGCTGTTTAGTTTGGTTATTTGCGAACGTATTTCTTCGTTAAATTCTTGAAAATACTCACTGCTACTATTCAATAACTCACTTATCTGAGTGTATAATTCAGAATATTGAGCCTCAAATTTATTCCTTAAATCTTCGTTGATATTGCTTGACGCCAGACCAGTAGGATAATTTTTTTGTATAGAGTTTAGCGTTGATAAATAATTGCGGAGAACCGAACGTTCGGACTCTGCAAGCGTCTGACTTGTTCTAGAAGTAGTTACACCGCCGACACTTGCTGCGTTTGTAGAAGAATACGAAGATGTACCTCGTGAACTAGAATTAGTGTTGCTCGAATCGTTAAATATGGTCTGTAATCCATTAACAGACAGCGTCGAAAGCATTTCTTCAAGTTGTAGTCTTAGATTTCTTATTGCAGCATCGCAGTCTATATGACGTACACTCACTGTATTAATTGTTATTCTACCCTCTGGTATGGTATTAGCTAGTGCCTGTACTGACGCCCTAAAAGTTTCTTGTGCGGTTTTTGTCTTGCTGTTTACAACTACTGATGGGATTGTAATATTCTTGACTTGGTTTGCAAGTTTTTGCACACTTTTTTGAAACCTATCTTGAGAACTAGAATCAGCCACAATACTGACTTTGACGCCAAATTCATCAGCCATATTTTTCACCGTCCTTTATATTAATCTTATTTATTAACTTTTTTAGCCAAAGCCTGAATTATTTTGTTTCTAAGGTCTCCTGTTTCTAACTCTCTCTGTGTCTTCATCACTGGACGGCGTTTTCTCATAAAACGACTTTTTGAGGGGTCAAATCCTCTGTATCTATACCAATATATTCCAATACTACTAAGGGCACTATTATCAGGCTGCTCATATCCTTCTATCCA